GTTACTCGGAATACCTAGCGAAGCATCATGGATGCCAGTGATATCCTTAAGGTCTTGAGTAAACTGCTGGACTTCATTCAACCAAGCAGCTTGGATAGCGGGGGGATCAATCCTCTCAGGAGGCTCTGAAGCATCGTCATTGTAGACGAGCAGAGGATCACGAGTAAGGTGTGCCTTCCTAAAGGCGTCCTCACGGCCCTCAACCGCGCTCTCAGGAGCAATCCACTGTGCTTTGGGTGCATACCCTAGCTGCTCTGCAGCGACGCTCCTAGCGAAGTTACGGAGGCGTACGTGGTCTTTCATAAACCGGACTAGACCGTAACGTACTCTCTGATCTGAGATAGTCACGACACGACCAGACATTCTGATGATCGGCAAGCGAGTCATCTTGTATTCATAAGGACCGGCTAGAATCTTCCAGCCAGTGACTAGGTGCATCTGAGCATAAGTGCACGGAGCAACACGAGTCTTGACAGGGTGGCCATGCTCTTGCAGGAACTTCTGAATGTCTTCGTGCTCTGCGTTATCGGACATCTGTTTAAGATCGTCCTGATCGTAGATACTCCCGTCCTTGAACATAACCAGAGTACGCTTGCGCTCAATCATTCGCCAGTGTTCTGTGACCTTGACGGTCTTGTTGTCGAACCAACCACCGGCAGTCAGGACTCTTTCATCCTTATCACGTAGGTTACTTGGTGAACATCCCGGCCAACGAGCGTTAAACTCCTTACGGGGCATTACATCATCTACGAAACAATGGTTTGCGTCACGACCAGTAGGATCAATACTAAGACGGTCCCAGACTACTGAGAGAGCGTCATCAATCGGAGCTAACGTAATCTCCTGATCGAAGACATCTTCGCCCGCATACTGGACTGCGACCCTGAAGGCACCGTCGCCGCATTGAACCATGCTCTCGAATGCGTTGTTATACACTCTGTCGGCTCGGGCTTTAGTCTCGATACTGCGGATCAAGTCCGCACGAATGTCAGCAACGTCCTTGTCGCCGTTCTCGGCGGGTAGAACCTTGACGCCGATCTTATTCTCTCGCCAATCACCAACCAACTGAGCAGTGAACTGCGGGATAGTGTTGATAGTCAGACACGGAAGTCCTATACGCATCTGCAGAACGAGAGGGTCCCATTGATCTCCGGCAGAAAACTTCTTGTCTTCTAAGGCTGCGTCACGATTGTCCTGGTCTGCCTGTAGATCAAGGGCATAAGTCTCTCTTACATCCTGTAAATAGTCTTCTATTTCATCATAACCATCGGGAACATAGGATTCCTTAGGCTCTTCAGGGTTTTCTTCAGGCAGAATAAGGGCAGTCAGCTCTGCTTTTAACAGAAGCTGCTCATCATCTGTATCGTGTACGTCGCTCATACCATCCACATAGTGTCTGAAGTCCCCTTGAATGGGTTATGCTTCCTGATTGATGCTTCTTTCAGTCCGTCTTTGACAGTATCGCTACCAGCAGGGCGACGGCGAGAAGTAATTTTATTGAAAAGATAGCTAAGACCCCATACGAGGGCATCCATTCTGTCAGGTGAACCATTGGCTCTGTCATAATCTGCAGCGAACATGCACATCTGGTCTTCTAGTTCGTTGAATTGACCTATGTGATGGACGCGATTCTGTTCATACAGTGCTGAAATCGGCTCTGCTCTGACGAGTTTGCCTCTGCTAGCATGGACGAGAGTAACCGGCACGTTGCGATCCGCTGATCTAATGACAGCCTCGACCATTTCTCCGCCTTGATTCTTTTCAGCAACGATTCTATCAGCTTCATATTCTCTGTATAGCGAGACTGCTGCCTTTGCCCACTCATCTGGGGTACCCCTCAACGACCTATCAGCAAGTACATAACCGCGAGTATAGCCATCGAGGTCTTTAGCAAGTCCAACACATACGATGCCTGTCTCATCCGAGCGCTCATCTGAGCTGGCAGCAGGGTCGACGGCAACAATAATACGGTCAAGTTGCTCAGGAGCTTCTGGACGACGGTTTTCGTCGATGTTAGAGCGCGTCCATAGAGCGCCTGGGACATCTTCAAGGACTTCTCCTTCAAGTTCCTGGCGTCCGAGACGAGTCCCGCCATAACGTTCTTTAAGGAATTGGACAGCGGACTCAGCAAGGTTCGCAGCATTGTCATAGGTTCTCCCTCTGGTGATTGTAGTTCGTGGATCGTTGATTAATTGTTTGATGATTGGGATAGGACGAGGCGTGGTAGTAACGATCTGCTTGGGATGAATGCCTAGGCGTAAGCCGAATTGTAGCTGGTCCCAAGTATCTTGAACGTACTTGAACTTTGCGAGTTCATCTACCCACGCCCCGTCATGTTGAGGACCGCGAAGCTGGTCAGGTTCTGTAGCGTTGTATGTGAATGCTAAGGCCCCATTGGGCCACTCTAGTTTCCTATTAGTCTTTTCATACGTGGGCATGAAGTCCTTAGGATGAGCTGCTAGTATAGCTGACACCATGACATCACGCGCATCGGCTGCTGTCTCAGCTACTAGAGCAATACGAGAACAGCGACCGGGAGAGAGGGGGGTGTCGCCGCAGACCCATTTACGAATAGTCTCAGCACCGGTGCGCGTCTTGCCAAACCCACGGCCAGCAAGAATTAACCAAGTAGTCCAGAAGTCCCCTTCAGGTTCTATCTGATTAGGACGTGCCCAGAACTCCCAATTATACTTAAGCTTAGCGAGAAGGGCAGGAGGCATAGACGACAACATGGCCTGTCGTTCCTCCTCCGACAAGCCAGCTAGAATTTGAGCATAGGAGACTTGATCTGTCAGTACTTATTCCTGGTTTTCTTTAGACCCTTGAGAATATCAGCAAACCGAGCTTCTTTTCCTAGTAAGCCTTTGGCTTTGGAAGCAGCAGCCAGTTTAGAAGCAGGGATTTTCTTTCCCATAGGGACGCCTAGTTTTCTGTGCAGAGCACCGGGGCGCTTGATAGCTTTCTTGATATTGAGTTTGGGCTTAGCCATTAGGTTTCTCCAAGAAGACTGTTTTCTTTTTAGCTAGGGTTTCAAACAAGTTCTCAAGTGCACGAGTCTCGCGTTCAATTTCCTCATTCTGGATACGAATAGCCTCACCATCGGGGCCAGAAATCTCAGTCCGTTCTTTAAGCATGCCTAGGATTTTAGACAGGAGTTCGAGAGCACGTAGCTTGTCGCTTGCCTTGTCTGTTTCCTGATAGGTCTTGACAGTCTCTGAGGTCACCCAATCCGGGTTGATGTCTACGGCTTTTGCTTTATGAGACAACTGAAGATGCTCGATGTAAGCACGGACACCGACATTCATTTGTAGAAGATAGGCTTGACGATCTGCATTCTTGGGAGCATAGCCAGCACGGACTGCGGCAGCTGCTCCGTTGAAGTCCACGACGTACTCTTTGCAGAAGGCGACCTGTCGCGGGGTGAGTGCAAGACGAAGGGCATCCATATCACCTCGGGCTAGTGCTTTTTGCACTGCCTTCGGAGACGGACGTTTAGTGTTATGAGGATATTTCGCAGAACCCATATTATAATAATAGCATACTTTTGTGTGTTTGTCAAGAAAAAAATGCAGTCTGAGTAAATATTTTTTATTTTTGTAGATTTTGCTTGACAAATACGACAAAATAGAGTATATTATATGTATGAAGGTGGGAGAACTTCTCTTACCGGATGGGTGATAACCTCTCTGAAAAGGGGGGTTTGGGGGGATACCCTAAGATACTAGTTAGTTAGACATTGTAACAATGTTGTTACAGGAACCGGGCAGCTAAAAATTATTATTATCTATGATGGTCGCAGGGATGCGGCCTATTTTTTTATCTAGTAGATGAGGTCGATTAAGATTAGCGTTTACGATTCACGTTCCCATGCCCCCCCCTCCTGCGAATGATTCTCAATAGCACCTGGCCCTAATGCGAATGCTTCGCACGTGCAGACAAAGAGAGAACAAACCCAGAACACATCGGAACGTCGCAGATAAAGCACGCTTCGTCGTATCCAGGTGCTAATGCGTCTCAATAGCGGAACAATCTGCGGGGCCGTGCGTTGATAGGGAACCTAGTGCGTTACGGCGTAATGCGTCTGCTGATAGTCGTGCGGTGAACCGTGGCAAAAGCGCGGTGAGTTGAGGAAACGGAGCCGTCTAGGCGCGTTGTTGCTTCGGGATTGTGCATCCGTGTGCTTTCCCGCGTGTGTGTGTGTTCGTCATATCCCGCGACAAGCTTGGCACTGGCAGTGCTAAACTCTAGCAGGAACCGGCAGCAGACACTTCGCGCTTGGGATGAGGCTCCGGCCTTGGCG